CTTCCTCATCTCAGATGACAATCTAGAGGTCGGTTGGCGATCCTCTGGATCAGTGAACAGATAGCCGTCGATGATCTTCCAGTCCGCCGCATCTTCCATTGCAATCTGGTAGACACGATCCCTTGCAGATCCTAATCTTCGGGCAATGACACGCTTAATGGTCTCCCCGCCCTGCCCACAATCCAAGAATCGTGGATCACTGAACGTCTTGCCGCCATCGTTCGACCAGGTAAGCTCGATCTGCGGCCCTCGCCCGACAATTCCTTGCGGGATAGCGTTCAAGATGCCCAGTCCGGCCTGATTCGTCAGTTGCAGACTCCAGTATTGGTCTCCAAGAACCGTCACAAAGGGGATGGCAACCGGATACGAGTCGATGTAAGTTGCGAGCTTGACCGGCACGATCACGCCGATATTGTTAATCGTGATCTGCCATGACGTTGTGTTCGTGTTGTCATTAATGAACAGCTTTTGTGCGGTCGAAAGATCGCCTCCAGGTATTGCCGGGGCTTGTATAACGCCATTCTCGCCCATCTGTAAGTTCCGCAAGGCTCCCGCACCATCCAGCATCGGGATAATCGTCGGTATCGCCGCCCCTTGGAATGTCGGGCCAATGCCCACTTCCACGTCAATCTGCAATTCGATGTGGAAGATGCGAGCTTGTTCACTAGAGAAGTGCGGGGCTCTTCGAAGTCTGCGAATTGTGTTGCCGAAGTCGGAGAATATCGTTGTTGATTGCTGGTAAACTGCCCCGGTTGAAGGATCAGCAACCAAGTGCATGCCAAAGTTGAAGGTGTGGAAGCCTGCGCGACTCTGGGTAAAGACTCCCGCTTGACTGTTCCAGAAGCCTCTTTGGTGCCATGTCTGCGTTGCGCAGTCATAGACCCAAGTCTTTTGGGCAGTCGGGAAGTTCATCACATAAAACGTGTGCCCTTGATCCTGATAGGCGTAACAGACGGCATCGGCAATAGTGGAATAGGTCGAGAATTCGTACTCTATTGCATGGGTCGAGATTCTGACCGGCGTGTAACCGTTCGCGCGCCACACAATCCCGTTTCCGCGCTCATCCCCACCAAGCCAGAAGATTGAGTTGTCAAGTTTCGCAACAGAAAAACTAGCGGCAATGCCCTGTTCTACATATCCGCCCTCGATCACGTCGTAAGGGAACGGAAAGTTGCCAGAATCGAAGTAAGGTTGGCATGCCTTCGGCCCAAACACCCACAGCAGGCGGTGATCGACATAGATTGATAGCACATTATCAGGGAATACTGAAACTTGTGCCTCGGAAACTCCCTGCCAGCTTGAGCCGTCAAGCTTATTTGAGGCTTGAATCTGGTTTGAGTTCGAGATCAGAGCAAAAAATGAGCCATCGCCATAAGCCACCTGCGCGACCGTGCCTAGTAATCCGAAGCCTGTAACTGCATTGAATCCCGGAATCAGCGTTAGAGAGTTCTTCGGCAGAATTGAGCCGGTTACATTCGTCGTCGTGCCATCGACCAACTGAAAGCAGTACAGATTCCCTTGACTGGCAATCAGGACTTGTGTTGGCCCTGAAGCCATTGAAACGGGCAGCCCATCAGAGGCAATCGTGCCCTGGTTGATCTTGTTCGGACTGGCTGTAGGCGGTAAGAGTTCCCATAGAACCGTCCCTGAGACTACGAATGTCCTGCCTTGGGCCGTGATGATCCCACGGCAACCAACACCACTCAGGTTGTAAAGTTGCAATAGCCCTGGCGTGCGGTAGAGTGCAGCCGCAGACTTCCCTGCCCCGCTCTCGATGGCTTCGAGATAGAGGTTCATTAGGGTCTGACAGTCGGCGATAACTGACTGAGACCTATAGGCGGGACCGACTAAGCCGAATCTAGCCACCTAGTGGACTCTCCAAGCGCCATTCTCACGAAGGACATTCGTCCCGTGTCCGCTTCCTGTCGCAGTGGAATCGAATGCTACCGAATCATCGGCTGCGTTCTTGCAGTCAGAGCAGTAAATAAGCGTTCCGTTGGTCGCTGTCCCAAGGTTCGCAAACACTACCGATGGAAGTTGTACGCAGCCGCTGTTGTTCACGGTTGGGGCGGTCGTAGCATCCCCAGTCAAACCGGTATCATTGAAAGTCAGAAACGAAGTTCCGCCGCCATCGTAGTCCGTGGCTAGCGCAGTTCCTATCTTGCCTTGCGATGCCCCGCCGACTGTGCGGTACACATCAATACCCCACGCGCCCGCCGTGGAATCCAGGTGAATAACGTTGTAGTTTGTACTAGAAAGTGATGAGTTTCCGGTTGTCGTTGTTCCATTGCCTGATGCTGCTGAAGTCCCGCAACCACCGCGCGCCACGATTACGTAGGTATAGGTTGTCGATCCGGCAGTCCCCACATTGGTGACATTGGAATGCACGCCATCAAAAGTCGGGGCCGCAACCTGTGCGAACGTTAAGCCTGAGAGTGACGGCTGAATCCCCATCGTCGGCGTAATTGAATACCCTGCTGGCGTTCTGTAGGTAAGCGCGAGTGTAGAAAATGAATTGGTGGATCCGCCCACACTCCTGAAAGCAAACTGATCGTACGAAGGCGTACTCGCATTAACGAGAGACCGGGAGAAGATCAAGCGCGACGATGGGTAAGATGTGGAAGCGCCGTTTGCGTTGCCATTTGGCAGCAATGCCCAATCGTTAGAAATTCCGCCGGAGGGAGTTGAGATGCCGTTGGCTAGATTGTTGACTGGGCCAGTAGAGCCGAGAAATACCTCGCTTCTTTGGAGAGATTGGTACAAAAGCTGGAATGCCCCAGTGTTACCGGTGTCCGTAAGATTATTTCCGCCGAGGTCGAACACTCCTGCGACCGGACCATTCAGGCCGTTAGCATCATCCCCCAAAAGAGAGTTGTTGTGGATTGCTATGGTAATCCCACCGTTGCCAAAGTCGTTATTCCAGAGAGAGAACGATCCACCTTGGGCGCGAATCGGGTACAGAGACGGGTCGATGTTCGGGAATCCGATCTGATTGTTGTAAAACGTTCTGAAACATGCCTGTCCGTTAGTTCCTGGCCCGTTAAGAAATGCGCCGGAAGTTTCTGCGGCGATCACATTGGAAATCTCAACAAAGCACCCGAGAGCTGATTCGTAAAAATTAGACCCTCCCGCCCCGAACGTAGCGAAACTGCCATTTCCTCCGATGTGAGAATGGCTGACGCGGGCAACTCCGCCTAGCGCCCCTATCTTGATTCCTTGATAGCATCCGGTGACGTGACTTTCCTGATCTATGTCGGTGGAGTCGGCGGTGAGATCGTTGATGAGAATGCCCACGCTAGCGGAACTGTTCTGGCAAAAGACCTGGATGTGATGGAAGCCGTATCCTTCCTGATTGGGTCCGTTGTCTACGTTGATCCCTGTAAAATTAGCTACTTGCTGGCCACCGATATTGCTGTAGAGCCCTATATGGCTGAAGGTGTTTCGCGATGGAGAGTACCCACCGGTGCCGCTGTTGGTAACGCGAATTCCTCCTGTGAAGCTTGACGTGCAGGTAGGCCCCTTCGCCTCAATCGTGCCCCCGTGAAAATACGAGAATCCTGTGTCGTCGATGCGGATCACAGCATCTGCAGTCCCGCTACAACCGAAGATCGTAGTTCCGCCTTGGGGATTGAAGGCTGAATTTACTTCGCTGCCTTGCCCGAACGTTCCACCCAAATCAATTTCGGCGAAGAGTTGCCCTTTAATGAGCCATTGAGAAGTCAGTTTTATACTCGGGCAACTGCGAAAACTGAGAGTCTTTCGGGTGATCCCGTCGGTTACAGTCAGAGCATTCAAGGCGGTAGAGGAATCGGTAGCGCCGGTGCAGTCCACGCCTGCGATATCTCGCGCGTCTATCACTGACTTTGCTTGATAGACGGCTGGTTGCGCAACACCGTTTGATACCACAATCGAGCCGGGGGCTACTCCAGTTGGCAGACCTCCTCCGGTATTGATCAACACATAGACGGCGCCGTTCCAGGTGTATGTTGCGCTTCCCGTTCTGTTGTCGGTAATACTGACGGTCGCGTTCCCGGCGGCTCCGGTAATCATCCCGGTAGTGCCACGCCACTTGGAATCCACGACGATATTCCCGCCGCCGTTTTGCGTGGCGTCGTTGATGGCTTCCTGTAGGCCGAACGTTCCGGAACTCAGGTGATAGCTGACGTGAGGATGCGTCACTGCGAGTTGCAGAATGCAGAGGCCACCATTGAGATTTTGCGAGAGGAAGGCGACGGTCTCGGTGTTCGCCGGATTGCTATCCGTGGCGGTTACACTGGCGTTGACGTTGAACGGATCGAGTGCCCTAGTTCCGAGGCTCACAGCATTCGTGCAAGCTGTACGCGTAAAGGTATACGGACCGAACGCTCCATAAAACGAGGAGTCGATGTCGTAGTTATAAGCCGTCGCAATGTAGACTCCGGCTTGACGATTAGGCGGTAGTTGGGCAAAGGCTGAGACGCACAGAAAGCAGAGCGCGATGGCGAACAGGGCTCTCATCAGAGTGCCCAGCAGTGGTAATTGATCCAGTAGGCTGTCGAGGCCGTCAAGGGAGTCGGCACAGCAATCGTGTTCGCTCCAGTGGCGGCAGGCTGATTCGTCCATGTAAACAAATCTGAGGCTGTTCCTGGTGTGGTGTCTTTCATCGTTGCGATTCCAGCCCATGCCGCACCGCCACCATCATTAGCGCTGAAGATGCAAGATGAGGAATGCACGGCAAATGCCGTGCCGGCAGAAAATGTTAGAGTGATTGTTCCTGTTCCCGCTGGCGATCCCGTCCCGGTAGTCGCGATAATCGTACCGGCAGAATCACTCGAGCCAGTACGGAATGAACAAGAAGGAGAGGTTCCGCCACCAGACGTGAATGTACAGGTGGGCGCAAGAGAGCCAGTGCGAGTCCGAGATACCGCAACCGTTCCTGCTGTACTACTCAAGGCTCCAGTGCCGATATCGAGAATGCCAGCACCGCCCCGCGTCATGGAAATGTCTCGGGCAGATGCCGCGCCATTTGAGAGTCCGAAGCCATTCCCGCCGAGGACGGTAGTTCCAAAGGCGAAATCATTCGCCTGCTCATCAAAAGCATTCACTGTTGTGATGACAGTGTCGGAACCGCCGTTGTAAAATCCGTCTTTCGTGTTGGAAAGGTATAACGCCAAACTACCTGTCGTGCCTTGCTTGGTCGCAATTTGTCCGGTCGTAGTTAGATTGGTCGCAAGTATCGTGCCTGTCCCAAAGTTGCTGTTCCCATTGGTGACATTGATTGCCAACACATTTGGATTATGGGTCGCGTCGAATCCGAGAGAGTCAATTTGGAGCGCGGTATAGTTTGTGAATACTCCGCCAAGCGAGCTGGGGGTGCCTACATGGAAACCCATCGCATTTGAGACTGTTCCACCGCCAGCATTGTAGAGGATTGCCCAGTATCCGTTTAAGTTCGTGATGTTGCCGCTGCCAGGGCTCAAAGTGCCAGCATTTGAACTTGAACCACTCAAGTTAGTGACTGTGCCATTCCCTAGGTTGTAAGCTTCACCAGAATATCCGATAAGATCGGCGACTGTTCCTGTCCCGTTGTGATCGGCTTCTGCGTGAACTGCTGTTTGTTCATTAGAATAGTTGTGAGTATTTGCCGCCGTGGTGGCTACGGAAGCGTTTAGGTTAAACATTTCAATTGCTGAGTCACTCGCTGGTTGCCCAAGAAACGTCCAGAAGTTATAGGGCATCGTGAAAGGACCGCGCGTAGTGCAACCAGTACAGACGTCAGTGTTGGTATTTTCAGAATAGATCAGAGGAGTTGACTGGAGTGTACCGTAATATGCCAAATTGGTCGTGGGACCAACAGTTATACTCCTGGCCGGAAGTTGCACTGCTGATCCAGTGGAATTATTCCAAAGAAAGTTGGCATCTCCACCGAATGCCCCCGAGTTATTAAACTGCATAGATGATGTTGGGTTAGCGGGCGTTGTAGCACCGCCAGTGCCCCCGCTCTTACTTGAAGAGAGCTTCACGACGTTCAGTTTTACATTGGCCGTTCCGCTCGCTACCGTGTTGCCGCATAAGTAGAACTGCGTCGAGCCACTAACCGCAGCCGTAAAGACTCCATTGGCAGTGATCGTGTTCTGAGCGGTTGAGGACGTGGACGGCGTAACCTGGACATTGGCTGCAGCATCATTGCCGATCGCCACTTGCGGCTGTAATGTGCCTGACCAAGTTCCAGTTACCGAAATACCAACGACGCCCTGAGTGTCCGTGCTGACTGAGACACACGCCGTTCCGCCTCCGGTGGATGGAATACTGCCAGAAACGGACTGCGCGAGCATCGGGGCACCAAGCAAAAGCAGAATGCTGAGTATTTTACTTGTCATTTTCACCTGCATTCCCGTATAGTTGAATCTATGCATGAACAATGGCGTCCAGTAACAATCCCTGAATTTCTCGGCCTGTATGAAGTCTCCAACTTAGGCAATATTCGCAGTAAGCGCTGCGTCAATCTGCGCGGAGATTATGACCGGTCTGGCTATCATCGAATCGTCCTGCAAAACAACGGATACACTAAGCGCTTCCTTGTTCATCGGCTTGTAGCCGAAGCATTTCTTGGTCCGCGTCCTGACGGGATGACGGTTAATCACAAGAATGGCAAGAAAGCCGACAACCGCGAATATAACCTTGAGTACATGACGCAATCGGAAAATGAGCTGCATTCATTCCGAGAACTTGGCCGCACTACCCCTGCTGGCAGTAAGCATTGGAATCACAAATTGACCGAGGATGATGTGCGCACGATTCGGGCTCAGCGGGAAGCGGGCCGTTCCTTGAACGAACTTAGCCAGATACATAACGTGAATGTTGCCAGCATCTCATTGATTTGCAACCGAAGAACGTGGCGACATATCTAGCTATTCGCGCAAACCTGTTAGGAAATTCCAGTCAGGCCTGCCAGATTTCCGCGAGTTCGGCATACTGTTGTCCGTCTCCATTCGCGGAGGCTCGTAGTTGTTCTCTTCGATGATCCGCATGGCCCGATTCCAAGCAATTGTTAGTTCTGGCGAAACCGTGCGCGTGTAAGACGGTGCCAACTTTACGGCTAAGTCAGTTACCAGCGCTTCCCAGTAACCTTGCGGTAGGGCCAAGGTCGTATTGAGGCTGATTGCCTGCGAAATCGAGTTCCAAAGCTCTAATCGGACCTGATTCGAAAGCGTGCAGATCGGCCAAAAGTTCAGGTTTCCCAGCGGTGCCGCGGGATCGTAATACAAATGCGTCACAATCGAACTTTGTAACGACTTAACCGGATTCGCTGCCCACCAGTCGTGATCCTTGACCTGGATGGGCATGTCTACTGGATTGCCCGAACTGCCCGCAAGGATAAACGTTGCAGACTTGACCGTTGTCGGGCGAATCGGCACGTTAAAGTCACCATTCGGCCCGATGGTGTGTGGGGCGTGATTGCCGATCAGCGTAAAGAGTTGGAAGTTGATTGAATAGATCATCTCCCGGCGCGCGTTGTGCTGATCTATGGCCCTTTGTAGCTTCTCCAGACCCCAAGCGCCATCCTGAGGCAGGAGTTTTTCGTCCTGCGACATGACGCCAAGCTCCATCAGCGCGCTGCGGACGATGTCCGAAGTGAGCGCTGTGGTGGCTTGATTTGCTGGGCTAAAAACTACGGTCACTGAGAGGATTTAACTGTCTTGCGCTTGCCGTAGAGCTTATCTTCCGGGTTGGGAGCGGCCTTGGGGATATAGGGCTCTTTTACCCAACCTTGGTCCAAAGCAGCCTGCAACTCTTCCGGGGTATTAACGAGCCGCGTTAAATGCTCGGTTGGGACAATCTCTTCGCCGACGACTTCAAACTTGTCATTGCGATGCACAATGACCTTTGTCGGTTCGTTCGGGTGTAGATAGATGCAACGTGGAAACTCCATGTGCGGAATCTGCATGACTGGCAGACCGCCGCCCATAGTCGAGCCCCAGTTCTCAGGCAAGGGATTCGGGGCAGACTCCTGTGGGCGCATGACATTGACTGTGTGCTGCTTCTTTAGTGCTGCTTCGTGGATTGCAAATGGCATTAAGTTCTCCTGAAATACCCGGCGCGCCTCCCCAGACGCGCCGGATTTGGTTAATAGACGAAGAAATACGGCCCTTTCAACGTGGTAAATGTTGTCGGAACCGCAATCGTCGCTGGGATAGTGCCGAACGTCTGACTGCCGTAGCTCTGGGTCAGATACACGTCCTGAGTCCCAGTAGTAAGCAGGTTGAGTGTTGCAGTCGTGCCGGAATCACCTTGGACGCAGGCAAAATACTGCGTTGGCCCTACCGCATAGAACGGAGTAATGAAATTCCGTTTTTGGTAGGTAGATGCGCCAGAAGCTGTGGTTCCAGCCACGGCGCTATTTGCCAGCAAGTTGCCGCCTGAGTCATAAAGCACAGCGATGAACTTGTCGGTCGTCGCCGTCGCTCCATTCATCACTGCCAGCCCGGTAATAAACTTGCTGTAAGGCAAGCTGATTTCCGTGCAATACATCGTGTTGGCAGCTTTGGCAGTTGAGGTTCCAACGGACGTATAAGCCGTCGCGCCGGTCTGAGGCAGTTGCAATTCGAAGTTGACGGTGCGAGTCGTCATCGACGCATCGCCCAACACCCATTGACCGCCCAAACAATCCGAGATTTCCCCACTCGTGAACTGAATACGAGGCAGGTAAAGCTCGTTGGAACGTGTGCAGGAGCCCTGCGGAGCGCTCGGGGAGCCTCCGTAGTATCCAGCACCACTCCAAGCGCCGACTGCAGCCGTAGGCACGACAAATACAAGCGCGCCTGAAGCATGCGAGACTGCCGAAGTGGAAGCAATTCCGCGAATGACAGTAATCGAGGTTCCGCTTACCGCTTTCACTTCCATCAGCTCACGATCGACATAGAGCCATGTCTGCGCTCCACCAGTGGCAATTATTCCGCTGGTGAGCCCAGTATTGGGAGCAGGAGCATTGATGCCAGTAGCCGAAGCCACTGTAATAATGCTCTGGTTCCCGGTTGGAGTTGCGCCATTGACTGACCCTGCCCCCTGAGCGGCGACAGAGAGTGTCGTGGTGGAAAGAATGGTCTGCCCAAATGCCGAAACGGACAAGAGCAGCCCCATAACGAAACTGGCAAGTTTGAGAGTTTTGTTCATGGTTACGCTCCTGCCACGGCAACCGCACCGGCATCCGAGTAGGCGTTACCAAAGCCATAGCAGATGTCAAAGCGGTTCGTGATTTTGCGGTTGAATTGGTCATAGGCCACAACAAAGGCCAATGACGCGCCGGTCTCTGGGTCTTCTGCGTGTTCTGCATGCTCAACTGCGTCCGGGTTTTCGAACTTCCCGAATGCCTTCAAGAATGCGTATTTGCTGAGACCCAGACCGACTGTGCCACTGACACCTGAAGGGCTAGACGTTCCCGGCCATGCCGTCAGAGCCGCCCCATTCGCAGGGAGAGCATCGACGTTCTGATACTGCGAACCAGGAGCAAAGATGGCTGGGCTAATCGGCAGCGTGTCGGTGCCACCGGTGAAGGTGAAGGTCGAGCCACCGGTGTAAACGAACTGCTTCAGGCCAAGAGGCGTCTTG